AACCAATCTTCAAAAGAAAAATATAAACAATGTTTTTCTTTATCATATTTGGTTTTAATGTTTCCAATGATAACTAAAAGATCAGTTTCAAAAAGAGAACAAGGAATTTTATAAATATACTTAATATCCTTGTTCTCTTTTAATTCCTTAATCTCTTCTTTATTCATTAGGATTTACAACTCTAGGATGTGCTTCAATAGATGAAAGTTCACAAGGAGCGTTTTCTAATAAATCATTATAAAAATTCTTATATATATTATATATTTCTGATTTAACTTTTTGAAGTTCTTCAAACTCTAAATCAGATACATTAAGTGCTATAGAATTACTTGTAATTTCACCTAGGACATCGTCTTTAAAAATACGATATATAATTATTCTGAATTTTAAATTGTCTGATTCAAAAAGATTTTCTGTAATTTTATTACTTAAACATGAATGATAAAAGTTATCATCTTTTTCGGTCCATTGAATTTTATATCTATAAGTATTATCCGAAGAGTAATAGGATATCTGTTTATGACCTATATCCTTTGGAGTTAAATTAAATATACAATGTCGAAAAAGCTGATCTATTTTTTCTTGAGATAAGTTAAATGGTTGTTTCATTTTCTTTTTATTTAGTTTGTTCTTTAATTCGTTGAACACATCGGGATTTTCAAGTTCTCCCCAGTAGTATTTCTTATAACTGTCTCGGTCAAAGCTCTGCTTTTTCATATAAATAAAGGGGCATA